TGGCTTCTCAGCATCGCAGAAGATTCCCGCCTCACCTAAAGATTCCTTTAGTCCGGGAGTTGGAGCAGCGATAACAGGAATACCACTAACAAGTGCCTCAACAGCCGTTCTTCCGTAACTCTCGTAAAGTGACGGCATCAGCAATATCCTTGTTTGACTGTACACCTTCTTCATATCCGGGGTGTTCTCCATGTAAGTCACATTCTTGATAACATCTTTCTCCTGTTTGCCATAACCACCCTCAACACCAAGAAAATCCCTGTCCGGCATCAACCTCGCTATCTGCTGAAAAGTCGCAGTTCCCTTGCGGTGAAAGAGGTTAACAAGGGTGAGCTTAGAGCCTCGTTTACCTACCTTGTACCGCTTGCCATCTATGGGCGGATGAACCACCACACCCGGACAGGGATAATTCATCTCTTTCTTAGTATACTCACTGTTGTAAACCACATAGCTACGTACCTGCGGTTTATACTTTAAAATGTTCATAGGGTTCGTGTTGTGAACCACAAAAACGAAAGGCTTCTTGTATAATTCGCACAGGTTGAAAGCCTTCCCGGCCCTGTCAAGATGCGAAATGATAATATCAGCATTTTTAATAAATTCCCGATTACCTGGAAAGAAATCACCCTTTACATTCACACCCTCGAATTCATAATCTTTTAATCCGCTGATAGGTAAAAGAACGTCAACGGAATGCCCCTGATCAACAAGAAATTTATTCATCTCGTGAACCATCCATTCAGCCCCGGCATGATGGAGCGGCGGGTAAGCGTGTATCAAATTCAAAACTTTCATAAGCTCTTTTATAATATTTATTCGAAAATATGTCGTAGTAAACATATCGTCCAACAAAATCGCTGTAATCCTTTCTTTGGTAACTGATCATCGGCACTGTCATGTAAAATTCCCTGTGTGGGGCTATCCTCCTGTACCATTCATCAACTATCTTAATATTCGAATATGGATAATTTTCTAATATAAAATCAATAAATTTAGCACTCAGTAACGTGGCGTGCATCAGCCATGCCCCGTTAACCCTTGCAAGGTGTTCACTGTAACGTGTTACCGGAGCCTGAAGATTTGCCCCTAAATAGAGCATATCATACGTCTGCGGTAACTCTGCGACGGCCTTCGGAAACACCTCGTCAAATTCATCCGTAAACTCAAAATCATCTTCAAAGAACATCAGGGGTTCGCCCTGAAACATCTTCAGCATCTTCAGCCAGTCACTCATGTATCCTTTGTAACTGTCCTGAAAATTCTGAACTGTTGTATAATGTGTAACCCTCTCGACCCTGCCTTGTAATATCTCCCTGCATCTCTCCCATCTGTCTTTTCGGGCTTTCAGGCCTATCACGCATATGTTAAATCTGTTTAACACGATAAAAGAATAAGGGGGAGAAGCTCAACTCCCCCTGGTAATACTATGCCGATCCGTTAGCCAGAGCAGCAGCGAAAGTTCCGTATATAAACCCTTTAGGCCTGTAAACAGCCACAGTAAGCCTTTCGCTGATCCTGACAGTAACCATACCTTTTATGAAGTTATCTTCGTTGGTGTTGGTCATTTCAAGAGTCATCTGCCTGCGGTCGAAGACCTGAGCAGCCGAACCGTCACCGACAAGGAAGTCACCGGATGTGATAGCAGAAGAAACGATTATCCTCACACCGTCAAGGGTTATATCGCCGTTACCCATGAAGATCCAGGGCTGGAGGTAATTGCCGTTGTCATCCTTCGCCAACTTGATCTTGAGGGCATCAGTAGGGTGAATAAGGGCAAATGTCGGGTTGTACTCCGAAGTACGGACCTGCTTCATGGCAGACACCAGAACGTCAATCTCAGTGATGTCGCTGTCGGCTAGCTCATCAACATAAGCCGTAGCATTGGCCGTAAGACCTGACAGATTGATTCCGGTGCCGTCACCGTACAGAAGCTGATAGTTCTCTTTCAGTTTCAGCTTGCTCGGAAGCCTCAGAGAGATGTAAGAGTTAAGACCTTCAACGTCCTCAAGCATTTCTTCAGAAACGATTATGTAAGCAGTGATCTTGCGAACAGTGGCAGTTTTAAGCTTCAGATCGAAGTCACTCTGTTTGTACTCCTTACCCTCTTCTGTTACGTCGGTTGAATCAGTATATGCTTCTTCCACAACATACTCAATACTGTTGGAGTTAGTCGTTCCGGGGGCGATCAGATCCCTTACTCTGAAAGTAGTGTCCGGATCAAACTTGATACCTGGCACGTGCTGTGCCTGCACGACAGCAGTGTTCTCGAAAGAGTTTGCCTGCGTCATGTCATCAATCTTCAATTCGATCTCCCCGGTACGGCCTTTCTCGGCCAGATAACTCTTGATAGAGCCGTTACCCTTTTCTTTCAAGTGAAGGAGTACTTCTTTGACACTTTCAGCGAATCCCTTCTTGGCTTCTTTCGAGCCGAAAGGCAATCTCTGTATTTTCGTGTCAATATTATCAAGCTGTTCCTGAATCTTCAGGAATTTGTTAGCCATTGCATTGTGCTTGTCCATGTCAGGTTTTAACTCTGCCATGACAGCATCCTTTACTTCTTTGCTGTACTCTCCCCACTTCTTAGAGTGGTCTTCCAGCTTCTTGTCGATCTGCGATCCGAGATCGTCAAGTTCCTTTTTGAATTTTTCCAGTTCTTCCATTAAATTTTAATTTTTGATTTCAGTAATTCGCCAAGCAACTTACCGTCTATCGGCTCTGGAGTGGAAGTAACCGG